TTACCTTTTGAAGCAAATTTAAGAAGATGTTTAAGATATTATTTTGATACAACAAGTACTGTTAATGGAGAAGCTGGAAGTGGACTAGGTGGTCTTATGGTTTTTAAATCGTTTAATGCAAACGAAGCTGCTGGATATAATGCTTTTCCTGTACCAATGAGAGGAAATCCAACAATAACTATAACAGATAATAGTGGAACAGATGGAAAAATACATAGATTTGCAGTTGGTGATGTAGGTTCAAATATTACTTTTGGTAATGTTTCAAATTCTGCAATTTGTGCAATTAATGAAACAAGTACATTTACAACAACTGAACCTAACCTTTATGGTGGAAGAATAAGAGCAAATGCGGAGTTATAATGATTAAAAAAGAAAATATTGTTACAGTAAAAAAAGTTTATTTTTTTGATGGAAGTTGGTCTTACAATGTAGTTACAACAGATACTAAATGTACAGTACCAAATAGCACACTAAACACAGATTACCANGNAATTCAAGAATGGGCCNNNATAGAAGGCAATAACATTATCGATCCAGGAGCGTAACCATGTTTTTTGGTGGAACTCCTTTTGCAGTAACCACATTCGGTGGTAACACAGTACCTCAAAATGCTGTAGTCAATGTTACAGGCAATAGATTTAATATTGCAGTTGGTAACGTAGTTGTAAATGCAAACGCAGCTATTAATGTAACAGGCAACAGGATTAATATAGGTAACAGCAGTGTAACTGTTGTAGGTAATGCAATTGTCAATGTTACTGGAAACAGATTAAATATTAACATTGGTAATGTAACTGTAACTGGAGATGCGAACGTTGATGTTACAGGCAATAGAAGCAATATTTCTACAGGAACTGTAACAATTATTGCAGATGCAAACGTATCACCTACAGGAAGTAGAGTAAATTTATCAACAGGTCAGGTATCTATAAGAGCATGGGCTGACATAGATCCAGGTGCTTCACAGACATGGACACCAATAACAACGGGGGCAACAGGAACTTGGGTTGAAATAGATCCTTTACCAGTGCCACCAAAACCTTGATTCTGTTGAAAATTAATATAATATGTAATATAAGGAGAATAATATGGCATCAAGTACATCAAGTGACCTAAAACTAGAACTCATAACAACAGGTGAAAAGTCTGGTACATGGGGATCAATTACAAATACGAATCTACAGATATTAGAACAAGCAGCATCAGGATATTTATCTTTAGATGTAGCGTCTTCAGATGTAGCTTTAGCCTTAACTAGCTTTCAAACATCAAACGGTAAAAATTTATATTACAAACTAACTGGAACTCTAGCAGCAAATAGAACTGTGACTATGCCAGATTCTGCTGAAAGAGTATTTATCATAGAAGATGCAACAACAAGATCAGCATCACATTATACATTAACAGTTAAAACTGTATCAGGAACAGGAGTTACAGTCCCTGTAGGTGCTAAAATGGTTTTATATTCAGATGGCACAAATGTAAAGTCAGGACCAATTACAAAAGGTTACAACACAATAACTTCTGCATACACAGCTGTTGCGGGTGATCAAATTTTTGCAAATACAACAAGTTCAACAATTACAATTACATTACCAGCTTCTCCAGCTGTAGGCGATGAAGTTACAATTATAGATGCAAGAGGAACTTTTAACTCAAATAATTTAACAGTAAACAGAAACAGTCAGCCTATAAATTCTGCTACATCAAACTTAACTTTAACTACAAATGGTCAAGCTATTACTGTGGTTTATGTAGATGCTACAAGAGGTTGGGCATTTAAAACAAATACAGCGTAAGGAGCTAACAAGATGGCTCTTGTTGATTTCAAACTACTTCCTGGAATAGATAAACAAAATACAACTGCAGGTGCAGAACAACGTTGGATTGATTCGGACAACGTAAGATTTAGATATGGCTTACCTGAAAAAGTTGGTGGTTGGCAATCTCCAGTTAAAAAATCTTTGGTAGGTGTTGCAAGAGCAATGCATGCATTTGTTGATGTAACAGGAAAAAAATATGTTGCAATTGGTACAGATAAATTTTTACTTTTATATTACGAAGGTGATCTTTTTGATATTACACCTTTAAGTGGAGCTTTAGGTTCAACAACTATTACAACTGTTTCTAGCTCACCTTTAGTTACTTTAACATCTAATAACCACGCACTAGAAGCTGGAGATATTATTTCTTTATCTTCAACAACTTTACCAAGTGGTACAGGTTTTTCTGCATCTGATTTTGATGACAAACTATTTCAAGTAACAACTGTTGTAGATGCAAACAATTTTAAAATAACACAAAGCAGCAACGCTTCAGGCAATGCAGGTCCAGGAGGCAGTGTGACTGTAACTCCTTATGTAAAAGTAGGACCACAGACTCAAACACAAGGTTATGGGTGGGGTACAAACACATGGGGAGCAAGCACATGGGGAACTGCTTCAACAATTAGTGACATAACTCTAGAACCAGGCCTCTGGAGTCTTGATAACTTTGGAGAAGTCTTGATTGCAACAATTGCAAATGGTCAAACATTCACATGGAATGCAGGTGCAAATAATCCTACAACAGTTAGGGCATCCATTTCTACATCAGGTTTTACAACAACAAACAATCCAGCCATATCAAGATTTACAATGGTATCTCCAACAACAAGACACTTAGTGCATTTTGGAACTATTATACCCACGCCTCAAGGATCACCGCCGAATCAACAAGATAACATGGCTGTAGTATTTTCTGATCAAGAGGATATTAATACTTTTTTACCAACGTCAACCAACACAGCAGGTAATCAAAGATTACAAGATGGAACAAAATTAATTGGTGGAATAAGAGCAAAAGAAACTATGTTGATATGGACAGACAATGCTCTTTACAATATGAGATTTGTAGGCTCACCTTTTACTTTTGGTTTTGATCAAGTAGGAACTAATTGTGGATTAATAGGTAAGAACGCTGTTGTAGAAATAGATGGTATCGCTTTTTGGATGTCACCAAAAGGATTCTTTGCTTTTGATGGTACAGTTAGATCTTTACCTTGTACTGTAGAAGATTTTGTTTACGATGATTTTGATACTACAAAAGGACAACAAGTGTTTGCAGGTATAAATAATTTATACACAGAAGTCATTTGGTACTATCCATCTGCAAACTCAGATTTTAATGATAAATATGTAATATATAACTATACAGATAAAGTTTGGTATACAGGCACAGAAGCTAGAACAAGTTGGATAGATGCAGAGATATATGCAAAACCTTTTGCAACAAAGTTCACGAGTAATGCATCAGGGACTTTTCCTGTAATAGTTGGAGAGTCTGGTTTAGGTAGATCACAATTATTTGAACATGAAGTAGGAACTGACCAGGTTGATGAAACAGGAGCTGTTACAACGGTTTCATCATTTATAAAATCTTTTGATTTTGATCTGCAAGCTCAAGGCGGAATAGCAGGAGAAACATTCTTAGCTGTTAGACGTTTTGTTCCAGACTTTGAAACAATCGCAGGAAATGCCAAAGTTACCTTAGGAATTAAAAGGTATCCACAGCAGTCCGATAGTTCAAGCAGTCTGAGCCCCTTTACAATTACCTCATCAACTGATAAAAAGGACACTAGAGCCAGAGGCAGGTTTGTTAACATAAAAATAGAAAACGACGCTGTCGCTGAGTCTTGGAGATTTGGTACATTTAAATTAGATATACAACCAGACGGAAGAAGATAATGTCAATATTTACACCCAGCACAGCTTTATATATGGATGTCTTAGACTATTTAGATAGAAGAGGAATTCCAAGCATCGCTGGTATTTTTGATGATTATGATCAAGAAACAAATCCTTATTCAACTAATTTTAAATCAGTTGTTGTACCAGAAGATATAGTATCACCAGATCCAGCAGCAAGACTTCCTATGATGCCTATTCAAATAGAAGAACGTGGTGGTGGACCAAGAACAGGTAGATTTGGTAATTTAGATCCAGCATCTGAAAGAATGGTTTTGGTGGATGGAGTACCAACCACAGTTTACACCGATGCATCTGGTTTATTAAAAACTTTTGATGGAAAAAATGTAAAAGGAAAAGTAAATCCTCAAACAGGTGCTTTTGATTATGAATTC